CATTGGAAACATAGTATAGAAAAAATAAAAGATAAAAGGATATCTATAGTGTTTAGACAATTAGGTAAAAATAATTAGATTAAATAAATAATATTTTGTATATTAATATATAACTTATAAACTTATAAACTTATGGACATATTAAATTTTATTTCTTGGATAAAGGGTGGCAGAGTTGTTACTTCAGTTGATTCTACACAAACATTAATACCGGTTGGCTTAAAAGATAATCGTAGAGATGATGGTTACCTAGCAGGTGCTATTACAGTTCAAGACTTAGCTGCTCAAATTGGTAGCGGTGCTATTCCTGTACTAAACACATATCCTGTAACTACTCCTTCAGAAGCAGGGAATACCTTTTTATATCGAGGTAATGAGTGGCATTATATGACACAAGCAGAAATTGATTCAATAGGATGGACAGGATTGGTAAGTGTTGGATTTCCTGCACCTGTAAGTAAAGTTTATGAAAATACTATTATCTATGTTGGAACTGATATACCTGCAACAGATATAAGATTTACTCAAGGAGCTTCGAATGTGCCAACAATTCCTTTAGATAGGTTTAATAAAATTTTTACTATAGATTTTTTGGGTTTGGGAAACCCTACAAAATATGCCGTAACTGCCGGACTTTATACTCCACAAGGTACGCAAACTGTAACTTTTAGAAATGTTCAATTGTTAGCAGGTTTGAGAGACTTGGGGACTAGCCTATCTATTACTTATCAATTTGCAGGGCTTACTGCTCAAGTATTAAATGACTTTTTTACAGCTTTACCTCCAACAACATTTACAGTAACTCTAAATTTTCAATTTAATCCTGGTTCTGCTACATGTACACCGTCAATAGCAACTTCTAAAGGATACACCGTAATTGTATAATATTATGAAAATATTTAGCATAGCAATAGGAGAACAATATGAATTAGAGTCAGAAAGATTAAAAAGAACTGTTTCTAATGAAATTGAAGTATTTACTAAATTAAATAACAAATACATTCAAGTAAATCAAGACCCTTTAATTGATGGTTTATGGCATAAATGTAACTTTGCTAATTACATTAATGAAGCAGAAGGAGCTGTAATTTTTATGGATGCTGATATGTTTACACTAACAGAAAATCCATTTAGCAGTTTTATAGTTGAAGAAACAACAGATTTTGCTTATGTTCCATATACAGGAAAATGGCATCTTCCTGACACTATTAGACAAGAAGCTTTTAATTATCATGGACATAAAATCAATAGTGGATTTATGTATTTTAAAAATCTTGATATAGCCAAAACAATTTGTAATCAATGGCAGTGGGAATATCTTGAAAGAGAAAAACTATACGATGAAGATAAAGGAACCTCTAAACATGAATATGATGAATGGGCTTTAATGATAGCATTGATGAAACTTAATTATAAAATAGAAGTATTAGATAGTAAATGGAATGAGTGGGAATTTAAAACAAAATTTGAAATAGAAGAATCTGATTCAATATTTTTTCAATCACATGATTTTTTAAACATTGATAAAATTACTAACATCTAATATACATAAACAAATAAATAAAATGGACATTTTAAATTTTATTTCTTGGATTAAAGCAGGAAAATACAGCCCAACTATGCCGGCTGATGCAATTACTGTAGTTGGTGTTCCTAATCCAACAAGAGGAGATGCATATTTACCAGTTACTGTTCCTATATCTGCTTTACAAACTAATATAGGTAAACTTATGGGAGGAGGAATAGTTATAAGTGAGTGGTTTGAAAATGGAGTTCATAAAGCTCTTATAGCAAGTTTAACTGATTTGTCTTCAGGTATTGTATGGACAGTGCCTGCTTTTCAAAGTGGACCTACAATAGGTCCTAGTGCTCAAAGTGTTTATGATGGTCTTACTAACACAAATGCAATTATAGCACAAACAGGAGTTGCTGCTACTACAGCTTATGCTGCAGGAATAGCAAAACTTTATTTAGGTGGTGGTTTTACTGATTGGTACTTACCTTCAAAGTTTGAGTTAAATATGTGTTTTAATTCAGCGGTTATTGTTAATAGAATTTTAGGAGCTAATGGTTTTGCTGGAAATGACGTCTATTGGAGTTCTTCAGAGACTGTTGGTAGTCCTTCCAGTGCGTGGATAATGTTTTTCAATACTGGTGGTCTTGCCAGTTATGGTGCTAAAAATTCCAACAACCCCTATGTGCGTGCTGTAAGAATACATACTTTATAAATATAAAAAAATGAAAACATTAATTGGATATTATAATGAACAAAAAAAATATATTGAAGAACTTGTTGATGTTATTGAAACAACAACAGAGGAATTAATACAAGAAAAAGAAGAAATGATCTTATTATTAACTGAAGAAATAAAAAATTTAAAAGAATTGTAAAAAATTAATTATGGCAAAAATTAAAGATACATTTACTAAGTTAGATAAATCAAAAGTTTCTAGAACTGGTGTTCATGCAAAAACTAAAAGATCTAAACTTAAGTCTTCTAAGAATTATAAAAAATTATACCGAGGTCAAGGAAAATAATTTTAATATATTTGTTTTTATATAAAATATTTATATATTTGTAAAAACTAAACAAATATATTATGTCAGATGAAATTAAATGTGCATGTGGAAAAACTCAAAACCCTGATGGATTTTGTGATGGATCTCATAAATGCAATAATGAAGAACAAATAACATTTAAAGAAACAAAAATATATTCTTTTGGAGATATCTTAGTAGGATTAAATACTGAAGAATTACCAGAAGGTGTTGAATTAGAAGTAAAACAAAAATTTTCTGAAATTACAGAAATTTTAAAAAGTACTTATACAATGTCAACACAATCCCCAGTTAAAAGTTTATTGTTTGATCATGCAGTAGGAGAAATACTTAATGCTCAAATGTCTGTTGTTAAATTATTAAAACTATAAATATGAGTTCATTTAAAACACTAAGAGGAAGAAGAATACTTATTGAAGTTCCTGTAAAAAAACCTTCAACAATTGAATTATCCGAAAAAGATAAAGATGCTTTAATGTATGAAGCAATGAAACAATGGAATAAACTAACTGTATATGCCATAGGTGATAAAGTAGAAGAGATTGCTGTTGGAGATTTAGTATATATTCCTGTTGCACAATTAGAACATGCAGAAAAAGTTGATATTGATGGTAGTGTAAAACTAATGTTCAATGAAATGGACATAGCAATAATATGGTAAATATAACAGATGACCTTCCATACTTTTCTGGAAGAACAAGTACTGATAAAATTAATTCTAAAGAAGTATCTAAAGAAGATATAGATAAAAGAACTAAAAATAATTTAGATTCTGAATATAATACTAAAAATTATGTTCATGACTTTAGAAAAGATATTCCACCTTTTGAAGCACGTCCTAAATACTATGGTGGAAAAGATTCAACATATGAAGTTTTTAATGTATTAGAAGCCTGGAAGTTAGATAAAGATTTTTACTTAGGAAATGTAATAAAATATTTAGCTAGAGCTGGTAAAAAAACTTTTAATAATAAAGAAGATTTAGAAAAAGCATTAGTATATTTACAACGTAGAATTGATACCTTATGAATTATTTAATAATGTTATTTATATTAAGCATAGCATGTTTGTTATGGATTATAGGAAGTTCTTTTAGAGGACCAATATACAATAGTGTTAAAGATGCCTATGAACTAGATCATCAAGGTGAAGCTATTGGTTCATATTTTATTGTTGCTTCACTTCTTTTAATTTTCTTTGCTGGATCTTTTCTATAATTTTTTTTGTTTTTATAAATAAATTTTTGTATATTATAATATATATTATTAATATTTATAAAAATAAACAAAATGGACATCTTAAATTTTATCAGCTGGATTAAATCTAGTAATTACAGAACAACATTACCAACAGACGTACAAAGTCTATTAGTTATTGGAGCTAAAGATCCAAGTAGAGATGATGGTTATTTATCACTAGCTATTAATACAGCACCTTTACAATCTTTGTATAATAAAGGCACTGTTACTCAGTTAGTTGTTTCTAGTAATCCTGTAACTCTTAATACAAATAATGGTGTTATTGAAACTGTAGTACTTACTACAGCAGCAACAGGACAAGAGATCTTTACTTTTAACAATTCTAATCTTACAGTTAATTCAACAGTTCTTTTAACAGTTCAATATATTGGTACAGGTTTTCCTGTAGTTAGTTTTGCTGGTTTGTCAGCAGGTTCACTTAACTTAATCATAAGTAATGTTGATACTCTTAATGCATTAGATTCTCCTGTTAGTATACACTTTATGATTATTAATTAATAAATACTAGTTATGTCAGTAGGAAATTTAAAAACAGATGGTTTAAAAGGAAATAACTTTCCTTGGCAATTAAAAATGCTAAAAGGTTTACAAGGTATAATTAATGCTATTATTGCAATTCCTGCAACTTCAGGATTATCTAAAGTTCCTGTAGCAGTTAGAATATCAGGATCTTCATTACCAATTAGTTTTCCTATACAGTCTATATCTATAGCTTGTACAACAGATAGTTCTG